TATAGCCCGCCCTTGTTGATGTAAAACTTCAGGTTTGTGCCCACGCCTATCAGCGTCAGTCCAGTAAGCGTAACCCATGTCCACAGTGAGCGGCATATGCCTAGAAAGGTATAGACGGAATACCGAGCCCACCCACCTAACTTCTCGGGGGTGCCTTTACGAAACCGAATCTTGTCGCTGTCGTACCATTTGCCTTCGGAGGTATAGCGGGTATTTTCCTTCGATACTCCACTCTGGATTCCAATTTTTTTTATGGGCATATAGACCTTAATAGTGCGGCTTCTGCAGTACGGCGTTTTACCAAGCCGGGGAGTATGCGCCCCCCGCCGCGCACCCATTTAGCCAATTCTAACTGCGCAGCAGCCCAGTCTTCGAGATTGATTTTCTTACGAAGCGTACTGCTATGCAAGTTTCCAGAACCTAGGTTGAATGTGAAGTCGAGTATCGCCGCTAGTTTGCGGGGCTCTGTAAGCTCAGGGCAGGATCGTCTTACCGCAGGTAAGCAGACCTTATTTAACTCCCACCTCAAAAGTTCTTCAGCCCGGGCCTTGGTTATCGGGGCGTCCGCTAGAGTTACGCGGCGTCCATCCTCGTATCGGGTCGCTCCGTAGCCCACAGTCGCCACGAGGGCCGGGCACATATAAGGCTTGAGATACAGCCCTTCAAACTGCCGACAGAGCGAGGCCGCTATCGTAACGGCTTCCGTACTCATTTACCACGCTTGAAGAGGGACCGATCCGCTAAATAGATTCCCAGTGCCGCGCCGCATATGCTCCAGCCGTTATCGTCCAGTACCCATCCAGTTTGCGCGAAGTGCAGCGTGACCATAATAACGGCCCACGTAGCTACGAAGGGGCGAATGACCCCGTTCCAAGCGTCAATGAACCAGATACCAATAGTCTGCGTAGTCCCCTTGACTGCAGCCAGCCACCCGTTAGCTTCTATTTGATCCACTACCGCTTCGGCCTGCACATGCACTAGCTTGACCCCCAACTCTGCATGAAGGCGTAGCGCATCTTGGGTACGCAGAAACTGGGAGTTATCTAGTTCGCCTTGCAGCCGCATCCGGTCCATCTCATGCAGGTGATCTTGTTTCTTATTCATCCACGAGCTTATCTCGCCAAACAACATGCGAAATACAGAGCCCCCAAGAAAGGACAGGAGTGCAGAGAACATTACAGCCCCGCTGCGGTGACGAAAAGCGCATCCAGTTGGGCATCAGTCAGCCCAAGCGCAGCGCTCAACAGCAGTACAAAGCCTCGATTGCGCTCAACCGTTTGGCTGTATTCCCACTCGATCTGTGCAGCCTCTTTTTGCGGGCTTGGCAGTGTGTTGATAGCTGCCGTGACGCTTGCCAATTTGCCAGCACCCAGCAAGGCTAGGCGGGCTTGGCGCATGGTGACAACTTGCGGGATGGTGGCTGCGTAGGCCGCTGCAATCTGCTCTGCGCTCAGGGCGTCAATGCGCCATTTGTACTGCCACGCCCCATCCACAAGCTCGCAGCCGTCGCGCACTGCTGTTTGTGTGAGTGGGTTATAGCTAGGCGGCTCAGTTATGGTCAAGGGCACCACGCGAAATTGATCTGCTTTGCCGTCTTTGACAAGTGCATCCACTGAGCAGTAATTGTTCTCGTCCCATTCCTGCACATCGCCATAGACTTCGCGCAGGTACGTCCCATCTTCATCCAGTTGGCAGTAGCTCATGGCTGTGTCTCCAGTTGGTCTTTAAGCACTTCCAGCACCAGTATGGCTTTACGTTGCTCGATGCGCTCTGCGCGAATTGACATTTGTAGCTTGTCGCGGAAGTTAAGGTCTGCCGCCTGCATCAATACGGACTCATCGGCGCACAGAGAAACCATTTGCTGTGTATCAAGCCCTCGCAATGGCTGCGTTTTTTCACACCACTTGGCGCTGATCTTTGCAACCATGCGGGTGTAGTTGTCGATGTTGGTTTGGTAGCCTGCAACTTCTTCGGTGCGGGCTGCGATGTTTTGGGTGAGTTGTTCTGGGGTCATGGTGTTTATTTAGTTGGGGGAGAATGCTACGTCACTCCCTCTGCCAGTGGGCAAGGTTGCTGGGTTCGCATATTTAGTGCCGAAGCCCGCGCCACTCCATGGGTAGACGCTGATGTATGGAGAAGTAGCGTGAGCCACTGCTATCGCAGTCCCGGTAGGATTGAAAGCAACGCCACTGGCAATGCCAGTGGGCAACGTTGCTGGGTCAGCGTATTTAGTGCCAAATCCGGCACTCCACGGATATACAGATATAAAGGGGGTTGTTGCATGAGCCACTGCTATTGCGGTTCCAGCAGGGTTAAAGCTAACGCGATTTGAAGTACCCGTAGGCAAGGTTGCTGGGTCAGCGTATTTAGTGCCGAAGCCCGCGCCACTCCATGGGTACGTCGAGACGAATGGGGATGTATCGTGCGACACTGCTATCGCAGTCCCGGCAGGATTGAAAGCTACTCCGCGTCCATTACCCGTAGGCAAGGTTGCTGGGTTCGCATATTTAGTGCCGAAGCCCGCGCCACTCCATGGGTAGACGCTGATGTGTGGAGAAGTAGCGTGAGCCACTGCTATCGCAGTCCCGGTAGGATTGAAAGCCACCCCTAGGGCATTGCCAGTGGGCAAGGTTGCTGGGTTCGCATATTTAGTGCCGAAGCCCGCGACACTCCATGGGTACGTCGAGACGAATGGGGAGACGAGATGAGCCACTGCTATCGCAGTCCCGGCAGGATTGAAAGCCACTCCGCGCCCACCGCCAGTGGGCAAGGTTGCTGGGTCAGCATATTTAGTGCCGAAGCCCGCGCCACTCCATGGGTAGACGCTGATGTTTGGTGCGTCATGCACTACTGCTATCGCAGTCCCGGAAGGGTTAAAAGCAACGCCATACCCAACCCCAGTTGGTAAAGTGGCAGGGTCTGCATACTTAGTACCGAAGCCCGCGCCACTCCATAGGTATGCGTATATGTATGGTGAAGCGTCGGCGGTTAAAACAATTGTAGACAGTGCTCCCCCACCCGCAGCCAAAACCTGCTGGATCGCACTCATGTCAAGCCACTCCCGCCCGAAATAATCCACTCCGTCGCCGTGAGCTTGATGGCCGTAGCAACCCCATTAGCCGCAAGCGTCCGACTGCCCGTTGTGCCCGCCCCTGCCAAGCGCATCACGTCCGTGGTGATCGCAATGGTCATCACGCCCGCCGCATTTTGGTTTACAAACGTTACTGCCGTACCAATGGGAAACGCCACCGAGGCATTCGCCGGGATCGTGAAAATCCTTGCTGTGGTGTCTGCACTGGGGTGCAATATGTGTTTGCCTTGATCGGCAAGGACCAGCGTGTAGGCTGCTGATTGGCTATTTTGCGGGATATTCAGGTACCCAACTCCGTTGGTACCATCCTTTGTACAGTTGGTTAAGGTCCCTGACGATGGGGTCCCTAACGCACCCGAAGGCGCTACGTAATCTGTACCCGCAGTAGCCGCAGTAAATGCAGTAGTTCCCGTACCTTTTACGATACCTGTTAGCGTAGTTGCGCCAGTCCCCCCGCTACCTACCGAAAGAGTACCCCATGTAGGAGCCCCAGTACCGCCAGAAAGTAGGGCTTGCCCCGCAGTTCCTGCGGCGGAGAACCCAGTAACCCCCGGAGCCGATTGGTACGGTATAACCCCATCGGAGCCCCCTGCTAGATTGGTAGCTACCCCATTAAGGTAATTGATACCGTCAATGACATCTGTGCCATTGTTGTACACCAGCATTCGCTTGCCATTGGGGACCACAACGCCCGTCAGACCCGAAACTTTAACCGTAAGGGCGAACCCGCCTACAGTGTTATTAAACACAAGGTACGGCTTCTGAATAGCCGGCACATTGATCGTACCCGCAGCAGATAGCGTAGCGGTTACATCCAGTACAAAGGCCCGGGCTGTTTGGCTTGCGTTGGTGTCCAGTAGCGTAAGCGTAGCTACGTTGGCTGCGAAGTCCCCTGTTACAAGCGAGGCTTTACCTACGATAGCCTGTTCCAAGGCCGTGCCGATGTTAGTATTGGTTGTGCCACCCCAAAGACCGCTCTGGTCTCCAGTCCCGATCAACTCGAGTTTAAGGTTGGTAGAGTATAAACTTGCCATGGTACCCTTTAAGCTATCCGAAGTAACGCACTAGACGCTACATTTGCAGGTATTTGGATCGTGAATGTTTGCGCAGCCCCCGTTTTGTCTGCCCCAAAATCTAGTACCGCTACGGCTTTGTTTGCCTTGGAGCTATTGTACAAAAGGGCTCCCCGGGCTGTAAAGGTAGCCGCGGGCCATACCGCGTTATCAAAGTCTACGTAGGCCGTTGTGCCTGATAGCAACACGGTAGCGCCAGTAAGGGGGATACCCCCCGCAGTGTATCCCATACCAACTACCTCATCCGATACCGAATAGACCGTAGTATCCGGCCCGATAGAAGCGGCACTCGTGTACAGAGCGATCTTGATTACATCCGTACTGAGGTCGTGTTGAGCCAAAAACAGTTGCTGTTTGAAGCTGGAGCACAGGGTTTGAGCTATAGCCATATCAAATTACCGCGTTTCGGGGTTGTCCGCTACGGTAAGCATCCTGACGGAGCTTGCCATCACCCAAGTTTTTGAGCAGCGTAAGCGACTGTACGTACATGTCTTGGTACAGCTTGACCATATCCGGCTCACCCTTCATAAAGCGAATGGCTTCTACGAGGGCTCCGTTTAGCAGGGCGGAATCGAAGTTCTCGCCTAGCCATGTGGTGCCAGCAGTAACAATGGACTCTGGGTAGTAGAAGTACGCTAGCTCTGTAGAGTAGACCTTATCGGGAGTTGGGCCTAGTATGAATCGCAGTGCGAGTTCAGTACCCGTCTGGTTTCCATAGATAGCGTAGTGCTTCGGAGTTCCCGTAGCCGCTACCGTAGGATACGCTTCCCGGATAAAGTTGACGTCCTTATTGAGCAGGTACGTATATTCCAAAGTTGTTGGGTCTACTACCGCAACGGAGAACGCTGACAGGAAATCTGTGGGAACGTTGATGAACTGATTCCCAATAACGGAGGCAATAGCCGCAGTTTTACGGAGCGACGGAAGCTGAACAGAGTTGAATATCCGCTGTTCTGTCTGAGCAGTGAACATCTTGTATTCAGCAGCCGTGTACTCGTTTTGAGTAATGTCCGCGATATTCGCGCACAACTCCGTATAGGTCATAGCCATGTTACGCCATCGGTCCTCGGGCGGTCACGCCCTTTGTGGCTGCGCCATTACCGCGAGTCTTGATACCCGTGGTTTTAATGCCGGTCTGCGGGTAGCCGTTATTGGTCAAGTCCACACCTGCAACCGAGCCCGTATGAGGCTTTGCGTATACAGAGGCTGCGCCAACTTCCTTGCCCATCATCTTCTTGGTGAATGCCATCGTAGGCTCCTTTTAGTGACTATGGCAGTGTGCCAAGTTATACGAATTTGTCAATCTAAACTTTGGTAGTTTCTAGCGCCGCTAGGCGCAAGCCCCGCGCATTTAGAGCCCGCGTGGGGGTGGGGTGTACATGTGCTTTTCAGCTAGCCACGATTGTGAGCAATGATTTTTTTCGATGAAGTGAAATAGCCAGTCGATCACGGGCCGCGCAATGCGCCCTTGCAGCTTGCCAGCTTGCTCTTGTCTCCAAGCACTCGCCGAGATCGTTTCGCCTCGTGCGCAATTGCCCAGCGTGATCAGCACAAGTACCAAGTGATCCACGGCAATCAAGGCAATCAGCAGGCGCTGACGCAACTCCAGATCGGCAATCCATGTTTTCATCGTGGCTCCTTATGAAATCACTATTGAAACTGTACCGACAGACCCCGTAGCCACCAAGCTATTTGGCGTTAGAACCGCATCAAAGCTACTTGCGCCCCCTACAGGATTCCATCCCCACTGAAATACCCGGCTACCTCCGCCGTAGGAGCCATTTGCAAGTATCCCGGAAGTCACATAGCTGCGATCAGGGCGGGGCTCTCTGACAGCTTGCGGGTCTTCTACAGGGAAGGTTCCAAGCATTAACTGAGGATGATCTGGGTCCCAACATTCAGGACACACCATAATGTTGTACAGCTTCTGCTTGACAACTTGCTTCTTTAGCCGCGTGAGCTTAAACCGTTGGGAACAACGGTCGCATTCGGCTATAGAATTTTTACCGGAAGCAAACCTATTTGCCATTATACAAGCTCCATTCGGTTCCCCTTGCGGCAATTCTCAGAGCCGGGAATAACTTGCAAATTGCATGGGGTATGTAACCCAGAGACTAATTTTCCGCGTAAAGGAAGCACGTGATCTACATGCCAAGAAAAACCAAACATTGCGGTTCGCAACGCCGCAAGCTCATAAGCTTGCCCAATCATCCAGTGGTCCTCTTGCGTTAACCAGATAGGAGTGCGTTGTACTTTAGCAGCCGCACGCCGGGCTACCGAGGCGTTAACTTTATGTTTATTGCTTTGTGCATACGCTTTCTTTGCAGCGGAAACTTTTTCTTTGTTTGCAACGCGGTATCGTGCAGAAATTGCGCGGTCTTCTTCGCGCCTCTTTTCTAAATGACGTTCGCGGTGTCGCTTTGCTTTTGCGGCTAAAACTTCTGGATGCGTTGCTGCATATGCAGCTTGATGTTCTCTTACTCGTTCTTGGTTTTCTGCACGCCACGCCTTAACCCGCAAATACGCCGGGTTAGCTTTTGCGTATGCTGCTGCGTACGCTTTTCGTGCGGCTGGGTCTTTTAGCGGCATGGCTAGCCAAGAAACATCTGGCGTGGGACAAACCGGACAGCCGCCTTGTCCCGGTCTTCATCTGCGGCCAATTGCCAAGCTGCATCGTACTGCTCTTTCAAGGCCTGCATACGGTCTATGGCCCCGGGGACTTTCATGGACAGATAATACGCCAGCCCCGCTACCATGCAGGGGAGGAACCGGAACGGCACCGCCATCGTATTACTACCACTTCCAGCATCCTGAATACGCTTAAGCCGCCAGTACACGAAGGTATAGGTCTGCGCGGCATCGGGGACAGGCCACACGGTTACCGTGGGTGTAGGGGCTTGCCTGTTAATGTAAACCTGAATAGGACGCGCCTGAGTCAGTTTATTGGGCAGTGTGGCATAGGTGGATACACTAATGCGCGTAATCGTCAGATCAGCCTGCGTAGAGGCGCTCCCTGCACCTGTACGGATAACGTGCTCCATCAAGTCCACAGTGTTATCCGGCAGATCGTATGTGGCGGTACCGGCTACAAGAGGGATCGACCCTTGCTCCACAGTCCACAAATTTATGCCGCGATTCGACCAGTCTGCGAACATCAGGTTTAACGAAATACGGGCAGTGCGTAAATCCCAGCCGGTCCTAAGCTCTGCCCCGCAACGGGAGTACGCTTCTTCTACCAGTTCCGTCAGGTCCAGATTGAAGTTAGTGGTTCCAGAGGTAGTCATTATTTGGCCGAATCTTTAAATGCTTTGTCAGTCGGAGCACCGGGAGACCCGGGCTTGCGCATCTTGGCCCCGCGCTTTCGCTTGGCATTGATGTTATCCCACAGCCCTACAGTGCCGCCTTCGGCAAAGGTCTCGAAGTCGGTATCGTCCCGGCGCTTCGTTCGCTTTGCCTTAGGCATTTTGGAAGAGAGCATAGCTCCCATCCCGCGGCTAGGCCTCACAGCATTTTACCCCGGGTCTTACCCTTGGTGGCGCAGCCATCGCCACGACTAGAGGCGCTGACAGACCCGCCGCTAGCGTATTTTTTAACCGCCCCGCCTTTACGGTACCCAATAGCCTCAGCGGTCTTAGGCCCTGTCAAGCGGCGCGTAGGGGCCGCCAATTGTTTTACGGCTTCCCTAGCGGGCGCGTTAAGCTTGCCCTGAGCGTTCTCAAGCAATGCTTGCACATACTCATTAGCCTTTGACCCCGGCTTACTAAACACATTACCGGAGCTTTTGAGTAGCGCTTGTGCCTCGCTGGGACTTAGATTTTGCAAGGCACGCAGCCCTTTAGCGGCACTTACAGGTGCTTTAGCTATGCCGAGCAACATCTCTTCAGGACGTGACGCTTCTAGGGCCTGAGCCTCAATCTGTTTAGCGCGAGCCGCTTTTCCGGCTGGCGTTGCTGCGGCTGCCTTAGCTTTATCCATAGCTGCTTGGCGTTTTGTAGCCGTGTAGCTATCAAGCTCTTCTGCAGTGGGGCCCCTACCCCCTCCGCTACCGCCTTTGGGTGCGGGGGTACTCCCACGCCTAGTTAATCCTTGCTGCCGGTTCATATAGTCCCGAAGGCTCAAACCAGATTTAGCAAGGGCTTCTTTGGTAACTATTGCGGGTTTAGCTGCGGGGGTTGCCCGTGGGCTATATCCCGGCTCAACTTCAGACTCTGCCGCCAGTACCCCAGCGGCTTTATCGGCTTCATCGGCTTCATCGGCAGCGCCTGCGGAGACGTATCGCATTGCTCGGGCGCGAGTGGCGTCGTCAATATTTGGATTTTTGGCCATATACCCTCCTAGATAAAAATGCCCCGGGTCTTACCCTTGGTGGCGCAGCCATCAGCACGTTTGGAAGCACTGACAGAACCGCCTTTAGCATACCCCATAGCAGAAATTTTCTTGCGGGCCTTGGCGTCTTGGACTTCCTGAAGCATCTCGGTAACCGCATCAGACTGTGCTTTAGCCCTAGGCGCGGAGGCGGGCCGCATTGGCGCGGGAGGAGTATTGCGCATTGACGCCTCATATGCGGCATCCATAAGGGCCTGCTTACGCAGATCATCGACTTCTTGTTTGGAGGGGCGTTCCATTAGCAGGTACCTCCGCCAGCCATCTTAACCATTGCGCACTTGGTTTTACCCTTGGACTCCACTCCACCGCCTTTAGCCATCTTGGTCGTGCCCCCAGCTTTGAGGCCAGCGTGCGCTTTGGACGCGGGTTTAGCCGCGTGTTTTGCTAGTGCGCCCTTATCACCGAACATGCCCTTGGGCATTGCTTTCTTTGTAGCCATAGTCTCACCACCTTTTGCAAATTTACGACCGGTATCGGCCTTAATGAAATCAGCCCCTACGGACTGGGGAACACCGGCCTTCTTCGCAAAGGCAGGATTCTTGGCGATTGCCGCCATGAAATTATGTTGCTTTATAGTCGAAGAAGGCACTACTTATTCCACCAGTTGATGAGGTGCATAGCCCCAGCACCTACTGTACCAGCAGCGCCCCCAATAATCAACAGTACCCGCCATCCGCCTTTAGCTTCCGACAGTGTGACATTAATGTCCGCGAGGCTCTTCTGCATACTCTTCATGCCTTCCAACATCGTATCCATATCTTCTTGGATATGACGAATATCAGAGGCGTGTGTGGCAATTTCACGAACCATATCGAGTTCAGTTCTACGGTCGGCCCCAATACGTGAATCAGACATGTTCAACATTTCCATCTAGCTAGTGATGCGGCCTTGCGAGTGGGCTTACCCTTCTCATCTTTCATAGGCCCGGGCATACCTGACATTCTCGAGCAAAAGGAATCTTTCCGAGCCCCACCCTGCGGTTGAGGGGCCTTAAGGTTAGAGCCGGTAGCTTTATTGTACTTAGCCCTACCTTTGGCGGTTAAACCAGCGCCTTTGGATACGGGAAGCTTTTCGCCGCGGCCTACGGCAAGAGAGGGATTTTTAGCCATAATTACGCCCATATCCTAGAAGGAGTAGTTGCTACAACTACGTATTTATCAAGCGCTGGGTTCTCGTCACAGCGTACATTAACGTGCCATCCGGGGGTCGCCGCCATCACTGGAATTTTAATCCCTTCGATAATTTCGGTCTTGCCCGTAGGTTTGAAGATAGTGCCTAGCGTATCAAGGTTTGGATATACCGGTTTGCCATCCGCATATAGTACCAAGGTAGCTTCCGCTTCAGACGCAAATTTAAGGGTGTAGTCCACAATTAGCTAGAAATTGTTTGAAGTTCAGCGTTGGTCAGACGGGTGTTGTAGTAGGTCAGACGTTGTAGGTGGCCCCCGATAAACGCCGTATTAGCTACATCGGCCCCAATCCTTAGGGTCGTTTGGCCTAGCGGTACACCCCCGAGACTGTCCACTACTACCGCAGCGCCGTTAAGGGTTGCAGCGAAGTCATTAATCTTGTAGGCCGCAGCAATAGTAAACGCCGCACCGCTGACTATCGTTCCCACGGCAATATCTGAGACTACCACCGAAGCAACAGTTGTCCTAAAGCTAACCGCTGTTGTAGCGCCCGCAAGAAAAATACTATTGCGGTTCGCTGATGTGCCATCATCTGTTGCTGCCATAACACCCAAGGGGTTTGATACATCCCTTGCGGTCACAACAAAAGTCCCCTCAGTCTGGTTGTACCAGCTACTGAAGTTAGTCCCTGTCATCAAGGCAATGTCGGCAGTGCGGGTGACTTGGCTGGCTACGGTGGGGATGTAGCTCGTTGGGGACGCCCCTACTTCAAGTTGGGCTCCCCAGAAAAATAGGCCTGAGGTGCCGTCACCTGTGTAAACAGTGTTGGTGCCTTTTGCTAATTGCTGACGAAACACAGCCCCTCCTGTGCCGGTTGCTGTGTACACAATCCAGCAACGAAACCAGCCATTTCCAGCAGAACTAATGCCGGAAGAAACAACACTTGAAATTACAGTACTGCTACCTGTTTCAAGATCGAAAACAACACTCGCTGGGCCTTGACTACCAGTTCTCACGCACACACGCCGGACCTCCCCTGTCAACCCAAGCTTGGCATAAAACGACCATGTATATGTGGTTCCAGCAGTAACGGTCACAACTCTGTCACCCGCATAATGCTCAATACTACTTGTGTCCTCTTGAAAGAAATCAGCCAAGCTGCCGTCAGGTGCCGTAATCTGATTAGCAACGACCACACCTCCAGTCCCACCACTTAATACCTCGCCTGAGTTTAGTGCCAAGTTCGTCCGCTGTTCCTCAATCAGCAAGCCTAATGGCGCTAGGGTAGTGGGGCTGTAATCTAGGCGGGGTACATCGGTACTAGCCGTTTGTATAATCCCGCTGCTATCTATATAGGTACCACTAGAGGACCGGGTAAATGCGATACGAGGGTCAAGAGTGGTAGCCCCCGCAAAAGGCAAGGATAGTGTGGGCACCGTCCCGGTAGCGCCCACGCTGGGGAACCCAAAGCCAAACCCGAATGACATATCAGTACACCCGAACCAGACTGGTAGCCGAAGTGCCCGTAGCCCATACCCGAATAACCTGTACTGGGATAATGCTACCTGACAACATACCTGTGAAGGTTACGTCATCACCCTGTGCGGTAGTAACTTTTACGTTACCGCCACTGCCTACGTAAATTACCGATGGAGTTGCAAGGTTTACTGTATCGCTAAGCGTAACAGCCGTAGCCCCGCCCGGATACATAGGAAACGTCGGACTATAGTTAGTTTGCTTACCCATAATGGCTCCTTAAGCTGAAAAGAAGGGGCCGAAGCCCCTCGGATTGCTTACGCAGAAGCAGGGGCGGTTGCACCGTTGTCATTCGCTACGAGATAGCCGATAGTGACTTGGATGATACCTGCAGTGCTAGGAGAGCCTGTAGTAAACGTTGGGGTTGCGATCACAATAACGTCTGTAGGACCCACGCCAATACCATTTGGAGAGGCTGCAGAGGCCACGCCTGCGTATGCAGTCAACTGCGTAGCCGTCAAGGTAGCATTCTGGCGTCCTGCGGCCAAGATCGTGGTAGCGGGGAAGAACAGGTCTGCGGTAGTTGCAGTACCAACCGTCAATGTAGCGGCGGTAACCGTGCCTGACAGTGTAGTCAAGGTATCGACAATAACGTTGATGATGTGTGCGCCAGCAGGGAGCGCCGCAATTCGAATAGGCGTGCCAGAAACAGCACCTACCAGATTCAATTTGACGGTTTGAAAGGTATTAGTCAGGCCCGTATTACGGACGGTGCCCGAAGTAGTGCCCGTAGTTTCTTTTACGGTGCCGAGCATCCAAGGGCCAAGGTGTGTTGCGAAAGCCATGATGTTTTCCTTACATGCGTTTGAAGTACATCAATCTTGCATGTCAGTCAGCCGGGACTGTTTGATGTACCGGATTCCCCGGAATACCTGCAATATATCAGGAAGCGGGGGTGGGGGCAAGCAACTTATTCGACTTCCACACCCACCTTTTTTTCCCGCAATCGTAAATTCTGCGGCAACCCATCATGAAGGTCATTTCAGCCTCTGTTCTAGGGTCTGTTTCAGAGTCGTAGACATCATTCAGTCCATGGTCGTTTAGCCGCTTCTGAAGATTTCTTCTTTGGTAACGAGTCTTTGGTTTCATGCCAAGCTTTGGACTCCACACTTGATAGTCAGCCCCCACCTCTTCCTCCATCAAGAATCCAAGCTGCTCATACATTCCACCTTCAAAAAAGCGGTTGTCTGAGAATGACTTAACCTCGTCCGGCTTGTACTCATCCAAGAAGGCTTTAAACAGGCGGGAAGCTGCGCCAGCAACATTTATTCTTGTGGCATACCTGCCAAGCGTCCACGTCCTGTTTGCCGCGCCACCACCCCTGTCGTTGGCTCCAAACACAAACCTCATGCAAGCAACCATCTTGCCATTCCAGAAAAGCGCATAGTGCTCTCCGCTGCCGTCTCCGCCTTGCGGATGGTATTTTTTGTAGAACGGCTTAGCCTGAGAGTTTGAAACTTTTTTCAGTTCGCACTTCCTTGCCATGAGTGTGCCTTTGGACTTGCCAACCGCATTACGCAGAAGACGGCGAATGGCGTAGTTGTGCTCTTTCCACTCCTCCTCCCACAGTGTTATCAGGCGGATGCCCAATGACTTGCACAGTTCATATTTTTGCTGGTGCTTGCGCTTGTCTTTTCTCTCCTCCTCTTGTGAGCCGTGGCTATGCCAAAACATGCCGCAATACTCCACAGCTAATTTGCGCTCAGGCAAATAGATGTCCAACTCCTTTGGGGCAATAATTTTTCTGTTGCGCTGCTTGGCTTCCGTTAAGTTGGAAAGAAAACGGTAAACCTCGTCTTCGCCCTTGGATGCCATGTGGTTGCACCTCGGGCATGGATTCCAGCCGTTTAACAGGTAGTTTGGCCGTGTCTCTAGGGTTACATCGTGCTTGGTGCAAAGAACCTTTAACGGCTTGTGTGTGCCTTCATATTGGCTATCGCAAACAGTCAGCAAAGAGCCAAACTCTAAGGCCAGCTTTTCGGAAAATGTTTCAAGCGTATCCCTTTGTGATGCGCCTCGTTTGTCTTCGTGGAAGCACCTTGGGCAACCTGACCCACCCCAGTGGTACTCAGGCTTTTGTTCAAACCTGCCGTGCCTCTCGCAAACAATTGATACTGGCTCTTGATGTGCCTTATAAATGGCAAGCGCGTAGTTGTATCTATTCCCATGGGCCTCTGCAAACCTTTCCAGCATCTTTCGCTGAGTAATCCTTGGTTTGCCCGCCCTCTCCTCAAACATGCACTTCACGCATTTCCTACCAGCCATCATGTTTTTGGCATCCATCTGCATGGTGCCATGAGTAGGGCAAAGGAAAGATACCTTGTGATTCATGCCCGAGTAAACCGAGCCATACAAGCCGTACGGCCCATCGTACGCAGCCACAAACTTTTCCCATTTTGCCAATCCAACAGCAAATAATGGACTGTTGCGTTTGTTAATTTCCATGTGGTTCCTTTATTAGACGAACCAAGTGTACCTCAAAAGCCTATCGTGGTTTGTTTATTTTCTAAAGAACAAAAGAAAAGGGAGCCGAAGCTCCCTTTTTTTATAGCGCCCTAGCTATGCTAGATGCGGCCTACAGCTTAGGACGAACCGGGACTGCCATAGAGCCCGAGAGGGTCACTGACCCCGAACGAATATCGCTCGCGCGCCTTGTAGCGTACGTTCCCCGTATCGAAGTCTCCATCCATGGAGTTCTGCAATGGCGAGCGCACAAAGTGTTTCAGACCGTTCGGCACGTCCGTCAACAGGAACCAGCCGTTTGTGTCTGTCAAGAAGTGGTTCACGGTGTAGCCACCGGGGATAGAACCATTGTTCTTCAAGGCATTGTCATCATTGTCGGAAGTACCAACGCGCTTCTCAGTTTCGAGCAAACGAGTTGCAACGAACATCAACGCAGGGGGGACGACCAGCTTCTTTGGCTTAGCAGCGATCAGCAAACCACGCTCATCAGTCCATGCAGCGATCTGGATCACGGCATTTTCCAAAGAGGTTTCGTTCAAGTCGGCGGCGACTGACGGACGGTTGCTGTTGGTGCCACCGGAGACCAGTGGGTGCGCTGTAGAACACAAAGACACGCCGTCACCGTAGGTGACTGCGGAGCTAAACGCATTGTTCAAGACCGTTGCAGCCTTTACTTGCTTTGTGTATGCCATGCCACGGGCCAGAGCCTTGGTATAGCGGGCTGAGAGACTATCGTACAGATTGTCCTCAACTGCCTCTTCAGTGATACTGAAGCCCATTGCGATGGTTTCGTGGTTGTATCGTGCGGTCCAAGCTTCCTGCGCATTGTCATAAGCAATGGCAGAACCCTCGTTCTTCACTGGAGCGGCGGAGAAGCCAGAGAGTTTGGTCTCTTCTTCAAAGGAACGCTCTGAGGACTCAACCTCATAGATTTCCTTGTGCTCTTCGCCGTACTTCGCATATTCCAGACCGAACAATGCGTTCAGACCGGGGAGCAGTTCTTTAAGTAGTTGTGCGCGTGAAATAGCCATGATTTAGCTCCTTATTAAGCGACTGCTGCGCCAATGTAATACTGGTGCTGAGAGTGATTGATTTTCACCAAAATCTCTGAGTACTGAGTAAATACAATGGTTGAGCCTGCTGGGATTGCGACGATGCTGCCAGGGACGGCGATTGCCAAGTTGATGTTGACAGTGGTAGCGCCTGCAGCCGTATTGGCTTGCACGTACGAACCTGTCTCCACAAACTGACCATTAGCCGTAATGTAGGCTACATCAGAGCCCGCCAGAATCGCGCTTGGAAGGCCTGTGCCTGTCAGTGTAATTGCCGTGCCGGAAGATGATCCCACTGCCGATACGGAAGTGGAAGTCTCGCTAACCACGTCCATAACACGCAGGGGGAAAGTACCTGTGATAGCGGGAGCGCCTGCACCAACAACAGCGGCGATAGCGTTTGTAGAGGTGCCATTGCTCAGGTTAACAGCGTTGTTAATCATCTGAATGTTTTGGCCGATCAGTGCGGTATTAGCGGAGCCAACAACGGTAGTAGCCGAACAAACAACGCCTTTGAACACGGTATCAGGATCGTCAGTAACAATAGCTACTGCGTCACCAGACAACGTACCTGCGGGCCAATTCTGCGAGAAGAACTTCTGCTTGGTCTGAGGGTTCGTGTACGAACAGCCGAGGAAAACACCGACCAGACCACTTGCGCCTGCGGCAGTGACCGGTAGGCGTACGATATTGCCGCGATTTAATGCAACAAAGTCGCCATAACCAATATCAGTGGCGTAGCCATACTGAATTGGGTAATTGCGGGTAGAACCCGCAAACACTTGTCCGCCGATCAGATTGACCGGCTTTAGCCCGTAGGGGGCATCAACGGTGGGGTAAGCCATCTTAGACTCCTAAATTAAGTACCTTTACCGAAAGTGACTTGGGACTTACGTTCTTTGAACATAGGCATCCGTGGGTCATTTTCACGCATATAAGTGTTATCTACGGAATTCATTTGAGCGTCCGCTTGTTGGCGGTAATACGCATCGCGTTGTTCCACAAACTCCACGGGTGTTTTGCACAGCAACAAGCCACCGATCTCAACCGAATCAGGGAATCGAGAAGATTGCCCAGACATAAGTCGAATTTCCGGATGGTCTGAAGCCTTTACAGGTTCCCAGCCTTCACGAAGTTTTGAAGAGACGTTAAGCGGATCGGAATTATTCAACGTACTGATCCGAATCCAACGAAATGCAAAGCCGGGTTCCGGGTTAGGGTCAGGCAGTAGCTGGGGCGGCATCCATTTTGTGGGGCGCTCCATTTTCGCTCGGGTTTCTAAATCGCGTGGTTGTCTAATAGTTTCAGCCATAATCATTTCCTCATTTCGTCAGCAACCTTACGGGCATACAGTTCCAAGGGAACTCCAAGCCTTTTGGCGATAGACACTTGCGTTTGCGTTAGTACGACCTTTCGGGGAGCAGTACTTCGGGTTGCGGGTGCCACTACGTTCTTTTTTTGTGTACGCTGAGATGGAGCATCAGCGGTTCCTTCTGACTCGAACTTGTCTGGGAACACTTGTCGTACACGAGAATTAACCCGATCATAATAGGTATCGGACTGTGGATCAATACCGTCTTTGATTAGTTTGTTGTGCAAACCAAGCGCAAAGCTAGTCATCTCATCATCAGACCCAAACCAACTATTCTCTCGCTGCCACTCTACTGCTTTTCGATCTTCAGGAGGATTAGCAGCGAATTGTTGTGGTTGTACCACAGGAGTTTCAGCTTGTACAGGGGTAGGCCGGAAATTATTAACTCTTTCAGCTTTTAATTTTGCCGCGGTCATACTTTCTTGCGCGTCTACAAGTGCATCAGAATCCCCGGCCTCATATGCAGTCTTGTAGGCTCGCTTGGCGGCGTCCAACTCATTAGCGACTACTTTCTTGGCTTGCTCCAGCAGTGCCGTTTGGCCTTGGTTCAACGAGCCCTTGAGTTGTCGGTTCTCTTCCGCAATAGTCTGCGCAATACGCACCGCTTCTTCCCGCTCACGTAGGGCGGATTCTTTAGCCCGACGCTCTTCGTGGTAGCCCTTGGTAAAGTGCTTGATGCGCTTCTTGGCGCTATCAGAATAACTGTCTAGCTCCTCGTCGGTAGGGTCTACCGGCGCTTCGGCCATAGGCTTACGATTACGGTCCTTCTCGGGGGTATCGTCAACAATCTCGACTTCTGGCTCCGACTCAGGCTCAGGAGTTACTACACGCCCGCCAACTCGAGGTTTGACGGATTCAACTTCGTCGGGAAATTCAAATTCAGTTTTTTCGATAGTCATAATAATTCCTTAAGGGCGCTGAATACCGCGGGGGTCCTGAACTACTGCTTCTACAGAGTCATCATTGACGAGACGCCACTCGGTGCCGTGAATCTTCATGCGAGTGCCCGTGTTAGGGCGTACAAGAATAAAGTCACCCACTGCGCAAGAGGGTCCGGAGGGAAAGCGTTTTTCATCTTTAAAGGCGTCAGGGCCGAGTTTTGCTACAAACAATACCGGGGACAGTAACTCTTCGTGGTGCCGCGCTTGCTCTGATTTCAGAATTCCGCCTTCATACTCTTCCTTTGCCTCCGGCAGCATACACAGAATATGGTATGTAACAGGGTCAGGAATCTGTTTGGCTTTGGCTTCATTGTTTTCCGCCAATATAGACACCGGCCCTTTAGGGTCTGCCGTGTGGCTTATTAGAAATTCATTCGGCTTCATATCGCTCCAAGTTTTTACGCAGGTCTTGTAGATCGGTAAGTGCGAGGCCAAGACCGTAGATAACCCCGCACATTCTTTGGTACTCCCCAAAGTCTTTACAACTCCCCTTTGCAAGGGAGTCCGCCATGTAATCCACATGGGCCTTAAATTTCTTCTCCAAAACTTCTAGTTCAGTCATGTTGGCGTCCTAGGTTTCTGTGCCGCTAGCTGCTGCTTGAGTTGGTTGGCCTGCACTGCTGCGGCCATCTTCTGCTGCTGAGTCTGTTGTGCATGTGTAAGCTGTTGCTCGTGGGCTTGTTGGGTCTGCTGCATGGTCTGCGCATGGCGTTGTTGGGCCAGCGCCGGGTCCTCGCCCTGCTTGCTAGCCATTTCCTGCGCTTTGAGTTGCAGTTCCGCTTGCTTGATCTGCAGGTCACCCTGAATCTTCTGGCCCTTAAGCTCAACTTCCTTGCCTTTGAGTTGCAATTCGGCTTGTTGGAGTTGCATCATCGGGTCTTGCGCCGCTTGTTGGGCCTGTGCCTGTTGGGCCTGTGCCATATTCAGTTGCAGTAGTTGCGTCGCGGCTTGGGCCGTCAGGCGGGCCAGTTGAACTTCCACGTCTTCCGGCAACTCTGAATCAGGTGCGGGCATCGTAACGCCCATCTGCTCCTCGATCTTGCGGCGGTATGCGAAGGCCAAGTGCTCAGAGATATGCGCCATCGTCGCCGCCATCATCTGCTGCGCCATTGGGTTTTGGCCCATCGTCTGCCCAATCATGGGGTCTTTCATAAACGTTGTGTGGACAGCGATATGAGCATCGTGATCTTGGTAGATGAATGCTTTGACGGGCTTACCATTAAGGAACGCCATGTTCTCACTGATCGGGTCCCGCGGCTTCAAGTCATCGTCAACCGGCACAAGCTTCTCAACGTTCTTGATACCCAATACTTCAAGCATCTGACGGTGCAACTGAGGCAAGTCGTAAATCTGCGGAGCGCCTTGGGCCAACTGAATAGCCGCTTGGTACTGCATGATCCGCTGCGCCATTGTGGTGCTGTTAGGATCGCTGACGGGGATAACCTCCACCATAGAGTAGTCGCCGCGCTTGGCTTTACGATCTCCTTTAGCGGGGTCGTATTCATACTCATCAGGAGCGTTGTCCCCAATGATCGTAGCCAACAGCTTGAACTCTTGCTTCATGGACGCATGAACCCGGGCCTGAACTGCGCTCATGGTCTTCAGCGTGCGCTCCAACAGCGCCAGCGTTGTACCTACCGGGGCGTTACCCGACATGTCAGCGATCTTCATATCACTGATAGCGCCCAAGCGGCGGGCTTCGTCTGTAATCTGGTTCAGCAGGGCCAGCAGCGTCTGGCTAGGCTCCTTGTAGGGCAGGGGCATGATGTTGTCACGCACGGTCCCAGAGGCCACATCCACGTCACGGAACTCGCCCGGAGCGATGGGGGTGTCGTCGCCCTTGATACGCAAGCCACGAGCCTTCAGGCCACCCGGCAAGTTAGCCAGCGAACCTGCGTCAATCAACTGACGAATCAGGGAAGTGCCTGCACGGGCGTAGCCGCCGATCAGGTTAATCAGGCCGAAGCCATAAGCGCCGAAGCCGGGGATGTAGGTGTACTGTACGAAGTGCTGGCGTTTCAGCTTGGTTACATCGTCTTCTTCCCAATTCCTGCGGATAGCCAGCACGTTGCTAGTGCCGCGCTCAATAGTCACCACGTATGGTAGCGCAATGCCGTCCTCATCCTCGTACCCGGGCATATCCCAGTCTACGTGAATCTCAAGCAACTGGAACCGGTCGTCGTCCGTGACACTGTAGCCCTGCTCTTCGGCTTTCTTCTTCTCAACGTCCGTAGTGATATGGACTGGATCGCCAAGGTCCACATCCCGGTAAAACCCAGCTACCTGCAGCTTGCGAACCTCGTTCTCGGTCTTGCGCATGACATGCGTAACCCGCTCTGCAGTCTGCGAACTCGACGCGCCATAAGGAATAATCACATCTTCTGCGGGTACGAACAGAGCCACTTGCCTACGCAGTGAGGGGTCGTTGTATACCTTCTTGAAGGCAGAACCCGACAGGCCAAGGTTAAACAACATGCGCTCATGCTCTGGCCGATACTCAGGCATCTTCTCCAGAATCTGGTAGTTCATGTCCTCCTGAACCCGGGCGGCTGCCGCTTCCGTATCCTTGGTCGAGGCCCCCACGATGGAAGTTTTTACCGGGCCTGCGGCAGGGAACGTCTCTGTAACCATCTCCGCTTGGAACCGGATAGCCGCTTCTGTCAGCACTGTGGAATAAACACCACATGCCCCACTCCAAGGCTCTGTACGCTCGTCGTACTTCATGCCCAAGACCTCAAGGCCTTTCACATAAGCGTCAACCCAGTCCTTACGGGAGTTGATATCGGCATCCACCAGCGCCAGCAGGTCACCTGCAAGGGCAGTCAACTCCCCCTCGTCCATGAACTCAGCGAGGTTATCCCCAAAGTCTTCGCCCTTGGTGGGCTCTGGAATCAGCGTAATCTCTACGCTACCATCGGCCAGCGTCACGCGGTCCGGGTTCTCAATCTCGATCTCCAGATCAGGCTCTGTACTTTCGAGAGTATCCATAATGGCCCCAAGCCCCATAGGTGCAGGGTTCAGGGAAGGGGACATACTTGAGGTTGCCATAAATATCTTTCGTTAGTAGTAAGAGGCTTTACGCGCCGCTTGGAAGTCTGAATTATCCCCGTGGTCGGACGTTAGCCGCAAGAGCCCGCCCTTGCGAATCCGAATAAGCGCCAGCGTCAAGGTATCCACTTGGTCATCATGCTCCCCGCTAGGAAACGCCAACAACTCCTCTACCACGCTGGTAGCCCATCCCGTTTCCGGGAACCACACCTGCCCACTCATAAACATATCACTGACAGAATTCAGTCTTGCTATCTTATCTTGGCCTTTACCGGGGCTGTAGTCCTGCACAAACAAGCCAGAGCGCCGCATTTCGTCAATCAGGGGCTGACCGCTGGCCTTAGCCTCGACAATTATGCTATCGGGCTCCCAATCTTTGGCCTGCTGCAGGGCCATTTGCTTCAATTCAGGGAATTCCCACTTACCTACTACACAATTTAGCAAGATTACGTTGTCTATATCTTCTTCATTCTTCCATACACCCCATGTTTGGCACACAGAGTAGTCAGAACGGGTTTTTGTGGTGAGCGCAGTATCAAATGACTGCACAATGTAGTCCACAGCAGGAGGTTTCTCATGGGGCCACCACTTAATATGGTCTCGTTTGATGATCGCAGCTTCTTGCGCGGTCGGATTCTGCTGGTATTGGGCGTTCCACTGCCATGACGGCATCGACGCCTTGGTCCGCAGGAGAGATTCCAAGCTCCATTGCTCTGGCCACAGCGATTTCTGCAGTATTGCCGGGGCATCGGGGTCAAATTCCTCGTTGTTTGGGTCTGCCAGCGGGTTTGGAGTCTCCAAAATGGCCGGAAACTCGAACATATCGTACTTGTCGCCGTCTTCGTTCAGCGCAGTATCCTTCAATAAGCGCCCAATCAGGTCCCGCTGGTGCCAGCGTGTGTGCAGGATCACTATGGCCCCGCCCGGCATAAGCCGTGTACGCAAACCATTGCGGAACCAATCGTAAACACCGTCTAGGCTCGTGGTATTCCCACTCTTAATATCTTGCTCCGAAATCGGATCGTCGATGATACAATTATGTGTCAAAATCGTATCAGCTACAAAGGTATTGTCCCCGTCTACCATAAAGTTGACAAAGGGACGGGCTTCGTGACGATCTATTCGGGTTGCGCCGGCGAGGCGTACGCCCAGCAAAAACCCTGCGATGACTTGGAGCCCCGCTTTAAGGCGTACCAAATAGCCTTCTTCACGGTTTCGTAGTTTTCTAGCGACACTGAGCGAGCCGCATCGGCTAAGGAGGTGTACTCCCGCACGTCGGAGCCATCCAAGTTGGACCGGGAAATACGTTGGGTGTTGTGGCTCATTCGTGGAGCCTGTAGGGCTTGCTCGGGGCACATCCCCATGCTGAAGATACGATGTCGTATCATATCTACGGTTAGTCCAGTTCGCCGCGCCCACTGTGGAGCGGATAGCGTCTCCCCAAACGCCGTTATATGCACCCCGTTGGTTCGATTGTTCTGCTGGGTCTCTACGTCCGCCCACCTGCAGTTGTCCCGGCTGTACCCCAAGGAATTGTCTATGCGATCCAGCGTATGCTTCGGTGTAGGTGGAAGCCCCATGTCCGCGTAGAACACAGAAAAGTCGCGCCACGGCACCGACACTGTTATGCCCGCACCCCCATAATTTATGTAGTTGGCTGTTTTGGGGTTTGTGCAGCGCTGCAACATCATCGCCCATATGTTGTAGACCCGGGTGTTGCACATTCCATGTTTTCGCGGTGAGGACATTTGTAACTCCTTGTAGATAAGTACGTATCTTATCACAAAATGAAGTCGTCCACAAGATATCCGTCGGTAACACGTCTATTGCAGGTACCCACCCACGGTTGCAAGTCCAGATCGGATGCTCTGCGGATACCTCTAGCCTGCCTGCTACGGTAACCGTGGCGGAGTGCTCGGGGGTTATGCGCTTCAGTACTTTAGCCCAGCCATGCCAGCTACGTAAGCTCTCCCCAACCTGCACCGTACCGCAGGGTACAAACCCGCGCTCTAACGTCTCTACGAGGGTTGCTGGCGTCAGACACAGGTCGGCCCCCCGGCCTGCCAATGCTCCACCTACGCCTGTGGCGTAAACCTCTCCACCTTTAGTCGTATTCCACTTGCCTGCAGCTTTTGCATCGGCTGCGATAGCTACGCCCGGAAATATCCGTTTGTAGTCTGGGGTTTGCATCAGGTTACGAACCTTACGCGCCATATCCACAGCTAGGTCAACCGTATGGGAGGCTACGATCATCTTGTGATCGGGGTGTTTACCCAAGTACCACGCAGGGTAGTAAATGGAGATCATCTGGCTCTTACCAAACCGGGGGGCCATCGACACGGCTACTCGATCCTTCTCACCCAACTCAACTTGCGTCAGAAGCGCACCCAATCGCTTCAGGTGCGTACCAAACTTATAGGCAGGGTCAACTGCCGCAATGAACGCAAGGAACTCACTCTGCGCCAGCATCGTACGCTTACGCTCTTCCAACTCATCCAGCAAGGCCAGTGTGTTCGCCATGTCTATATGCGACATCTTTGGGAGGTTGTCCAGCAGGCGCTGGATATCCGTACGGTCGGTCATTCAAACGGGTCCGCAGGGGGAGTGATCGCAAACATATCCGCGTCGATAGTCTTCATCAGACGCTCACGCAGTAGCTGCTCCAATTCTTCCGTAGGCCGGTGCCGCATGGTGATCTCAGTCTTGTCCGTAAACAGCCCGACATCCGAGATTTTGCCCAACAGTTCGTAGCACTTGAGCCTAATCCGTGGGTCGGGGTTAGCCGAATCCACAATCAGCTTGTTTGTTACGTAGGTTCGCAGTTGGGCAGCGGATTGAATGACGACCTTATCGTACTCGTCCAGCAGCGCCTTAATATGCACAATGGTCCCCGGGGAGGAGAGCATCGTTTCCGTCGCGGCCTTGGTACCCGTGAATACGGCGTGAGCCGCAGAGATATCAGAGTCCGTTACCTGCACATCATCGGCAATCTCCGCAAGGCTATTGAAAGCAGCGGCTATCCGAGCCTGCAGGTCCTCGAAGGTCGGCGGGTATTCCGCATAGGGGATGTCCGTGTCAATGACTGGAAATTGCATAAGTTGTCCGCAGCCGTGAGGCGATGTGAAATTATTACACAAAATTTTGGCAGGTGCTTTTTATTTAGGGTGGGGGGTCTTTCTGTGAGCCGATACTGGAATTCCAGCTTCGGAAAAATATTTACCTATGTCTAGTCACGTGGAGCAGTGTCTAGTTGTGGGGTGGTGAAGTAGCCGCGAGTGTTGCGCTCAGTGTATTTGTGCGGGGGACTCCAAACCCTCAAAAGGGTCCCCGGGGTACGGTGGGGTCGCGGTTCCACCTAATATTAGTTCACGCGTGACCTACCCCACAACTTGACAATGTCTACGAGTTGGGTTACATTATAGGTGTCGGTTGTTTAAGTGTCTGCCTCGGACACACATCCCACATAGGAGTTTCACATGAATACAGTTTCATTCAACACATTTGGTTCTACCGTAATTAAAGCTATGAAGGCGCAGGAAGCCGCGGCAATTAAGAGCGGAGAATTGATCGAGGCTACGTTTCTACAGTACTTAGATGCATGCACTATCGCCGGGGTTCCTCGGACTCAGGAAGGTGTCGATGCTATCGGCAAGGAAATACTAGAATGTCAAGTGATGCTAGATGCCATTGCCGTGTTGGGCCCGGTATTTAAAAACACCATCACATCATATTCTGGCGGGGCGAAGCGTGCATATTACTGGGATGCCCAATGGTATGCATCGGCGCACTTACACCCGCTGAAGGGCGGAATGGCTTTCCTTCCATGGGGCAAGGGTTTCAAGGCTGAAGAAGCACGACTCGCAAAGTTAGCAGCGGAAGGGACAAGCGAATCCCCAGCCAAGAAAACCAAAGCGGGCACGGTTGAACGTACAAATAACAAATCATTGCTGGATACCATTCGCAAAGCGATTGAGCAGGCGGCACTGTTGAACCAGTTGGAGATCAAATCCATCTTGATTGACGCGGCATGCGTGATTGACCCAGACTTTAAAGTTTGAACTAATCTTAGTTCTACCCGACGAACCGCCGCAAGGCGGTTTTTTTACGCCCGCGTTTTGCGGGCGTCCCTGCCCGTTGGCGGGCACGCTCCCCACCGTAGGTGGGGCTTGATCATAGTAGGCAAGGTGAGTGAGCGAGTGAGTGAGTGAGGGGGCGGGCGGGGTACAAGTATGCCCGGAAAAGCAGGGGCGGGGCGGGAGCGCCTTACAAGCCCATATCGACACTACAACTAATATTAGTTGGGGTGTAATGAAGTTTTAGATATGGACGTGTAATGAAAGATATCCAATGCGTCGTCACTTTCGGCCCTAAAGTATATTATAGATATAAGGCGTAACGGTAACAGGTGGTATTTGTGTTTCTACATTACGAAACAGCGGTATTCCGGCATACAAGCACTACGAACAGGGCAAAACGGCAGGAAAAGGCGTTACAAAAACCAAGAAACCCCTAATAATAATAACTTTATAGAATTGTATTATGACTGCGTTTCGTTTGTAACGCCAAAAAAAAACCATAGAAATTGCACGAGTTCCGAGTGCGTGAGTTCTCAAAAAACTAGTTATTTCTATCTTTCCTTGGAATTTCTGAGGGTCGCTCAGGAGCTCTCTTTTTGC